GACACTCAAAATTTAAGTTTATTATTCGGATATTCTCCATATCAGCATTTTCAAATTTATGGTGGACCTGTTTATCAAACTGTAAAAGCAAATGTAGCGCTTAGAGGTAATGCCTATACTCAGGCTTTTAATGGCTATAATGCTAAGTTTAAACAACAAGGTGAAGTTGGTTGGTTGTTGGGAGGGAGCTATCAACTACCTGATATAGCATTAAAAGCAGCAATTACATATCGCTCTAAAATCAAATATCAATTTCAAGTGGAAGAAGATATTTTTGGTGAACCATTAAAACTTGTTGAAAATGAGAAAACCCAATTAGAGACTCCAGCATCATTAAATATTGATTTTCAAACAGGTATTTCTGAAAAATCACTTGTTTATATGAATTTAAGATGGGTGAATTGGAAAGAGTTTGAAACTCGTCCTCCACAATATGGAGCTCTTTCTGAAATTTTAATGAAAGAATTAACCAATGGCGAATATATTCAAGGATTCAAGCTCGATTCTTACCAAAACGATCAATATAGTGCAACTTTAGGAATTGCACACCAATTTACAGAAAAATGGAGTACTTCAACAGATGTAAGTTGGGATTCAGGTACAGGTAATCCTGCATCAACGATGGGACCCATAAAAGGTTCATGGTCACTTGGTTTAGGCGTCCAGTTTAACCCAGCTAAAAACTACTTTATAACTGGTAGCTTAAAATATTTTTGGCTAGGTGATACTAAAACTGAAGATGGGACTTATTACTTGCCAATAGAGGGAATCAAGCCATACGCAGAACAGGCAAATTTCAAAAATAACCATGCAATTGCGTATGGTTTGAAATTTGGATATTGGTTTTAAGAAGGGTTGATAAAGCCTTATACAATGGCAGTAAACAGCATTGTGTAAGGCACTGATACTTGTTAGGTATGCTTAGAACACTTAGCCAAACTATGGTCACAGTGAAAATCAAGTGACTTACTAATATATGGAGAGTAGCAAAGCCTTATATACGGTAGGTTTTTAAATCTTTTATTTAACATAAAATGAAGTTATGCGACTTCAGAATGAAGAAGTCTACTTAACTAATTTTAAAGGTATTTATTTTTTAATATTGCACTGAATAGGATATTGCTTACACATCTCTTTTGCGTATGCTTCACCATCCTTGAATTCTTCTTTATTCACGACTTCTTTTTTAGTTTTATCTGCAAAATCAATGCCTTCCTGAATTGCTTTTTGTTGTCTTGACTGTTGGTCTTGTCCTGTTGCATTGCTATTTTTTTGACTAGGATTAGACTGATCATTTGCGAAAGCCATGGTAGATAACGCAGCTAAAATAAAAATTATTTTCTTCATAATTAAACTCTCAGGTTGAATGTTGGTTGAGTTAAAAGTTGTGTTGACACAACTTTTTCCGATCGGAAATTATTTGTTAGTTACGCATGAGTTCTTTGCTTTTATTATGAACAATCATCATCTTAAGCATATCTTTAAGCTGTTCCCGTTCTTTATTTTCGAATCTTTCAACTTCACGGAATAAAATTTTAAGATCACCATTTGTTCCTAGTTCTTCGTCATTAAATAGGATCATATCTGAGCTAACTCCAAGAGCGATAGCAATCTTTTTAATCGTTGATGCTCTTGGGTCACTACCTTCTTTTAATGCACTACTAACGGTACTTGCAGGTAAATTTGCAAGTTTGGATAGCTCTTTTTGATTAATATTTAACTCTCTACATAGACGTTTAATATTAGCTGAAATGCTCATTTAGACCGTTATTCCGTTTCAAATGTATCTTTACATCTACTTTATTACTATTTAAAACGAAATGTTGAATTATTTTATTGATTAAAACGTTAATCTGTTGTATAAAACGTAATATCGTATTATTAGAACGAAATAGTGTTATGAATAGCATTTCTTTTAGTTCAAATCTTGATTTTATACAAGCTGCTTTCAATAAAGTTGCCAAGATCGTTGCTGAGCATGGTCATCCATGTCTGGATGCATGTTGTCCTGCTGAATCTACAGAAAGATGTCTTGAACATCTGGCTGTGGTTGCAAGTGACTGGTCATATGACTATTCACTTATTGATGCCCACCTAGAAACCTATAAAAAAGCCAATGCTGAAATTCGTGAATATTTAGGAGAGTAGGGCGATGGACAAGGCATGTGAACTGATTAATAAAATCCAAGACTTTGATAAAAATATTCATCAACTTACAGAAGTCTATGAACACTCTAATTCCATCATGGATGAAATTGTTTTAGCTGCTACATACTCAGAAATTGATCTTCGTGTATGCCAAAACCTTAAAGATTATTTGAATGGTGTAGTTCAAAACAAATTAAACCATTGTCAGCAGCTTATTACTAAAAAACAGAAGCAACCTCAAGACAATTTAGTCGTTCAAACCTTTGAGCAAAAAATAGCCAAAGTATTAGTAAACACGGCAGAATCAACTGCTAAGCGAGATGTTCAACCCCCAATTTATAATATGGGGGTTACGGATTCACAACAGGCATCTGAACAATGGGCTTTTCCAAGATATTTAGATAACCACAAGATTATTTCTACAGGGAAAGGCATTGTTCCAGTACCAATTGCTGCAAAGGTCGATAATGGTATAGCTGGTATAGATTGGGTGAGTTTCAGCATTCCTTTATCACGTTTCCATGAAAAATATTCTTCTCTTAATCCTTTAGTTGAGGATGAAGCTCTAACTGAATTACTCGAATCTGTTATAGATCAAGAACTATTTGAGTTATTTGGATTTGGTCTAGGTCAAAAGCGTGATAAAGGCATGCACTTCAATAAATATGCCTACACACTACAAGATGACTTAGGCATGGTTCTGTATGGCAACACTCAAAAATCTATCATTGTGCAAATTAACGGTTCAGGATGTGCGCTTGCCCGTAAAGGTTGGAATGAACAACTTTATAAATATTTAAAACAAATTAAAGGCTCAAAGCTTTCTCGTGTGGATATTTGCTTTGATGACTTTGAGGGTGAATACATCACCTTAGATGAAGCAGATCAGTGGGATACACAAGAAATGTTTTGGGTTTCAGGTCGAGTACCTGATTCAAGACATGCTGGTAATTGGAAACGCCCGAATGGAAAAGGACGTACTTTATATATCGGTGTACGTGAAAGCGGTAAATCGTGCCGAATTTATGAAAAAGGCAAAGAAAAGGGTGATGCTTTAAGTGAATGGGTTCGTATTGAAGTCGAATTTAAAGCGAGTGACCGTTACCTAGAATTAGAAATGTTGCTCTCACCATCACAATATTTTATTGGTGCTTATCCTGTATTTTATGAGGTCTTATTACCAAGATTAGGGCAATACATCATGCCTGAAAAGACTGAAATCATAAAAAAACAATCACAAATTGAATGGAAAAAAGCTATCGAAATTACCAAAAGCCAATTTGGTAAATACATTCGCCAGTTCCGAAAAGTCTATGACGATTCTGAATTACTTACCATGCTTTCATCTTCTAAAGATGAAGTGCCTAAACGTCTGAAATTCTCTGCAATTGCAGCAATGCAAGCCGTTCGTATTAATCAACCAATTTATGAGGAATTAGCTCATGCAGTTTAAAACAACTATTACCGTACTTGGAGCAAAGAGTTCAAAGGGTGAGTTCAATGGTAAACTTTATGACTCAACAACAATCTTTTTCCAAGCTGAATTACAGGATGGGGACAACTTTGTTGGTCAAGTGGGTGAGCAAATCCGTTGGGGTACATCTGCCAATTTTGAGAAGTTGAAAGCTTTGAAATTTCCATTGAATGCTGAAGCAACAATGGAGCAGGTGAGTAACGGTAAATCAATGGTCACTATTTTAAAAGACCTTGTTCCACAAGTACAAAAATGAGTTGTTTAGTTTATAGCTGTAATAAATGCGGTGCGTATTTCTTTTATGAAAATGTACTGAAACAGCATGAAAAACAATGCAATGGATAGGAATTTAAGAAATGCACGTCTGCAAAACTTTATCACCGCAAAATGAATCAGGTTTGCAAACGTGCTTGGAGTGGCAGGATTTTAAGATCTTGCCAGATTTAACGGTACAAGAAGCCAATGAACTGTTGGTAGCAATCGTAGGCTGCTTTGCCGTTGTTTTCATCGTCAAGCAAGTGATTAGCTTGCTCAAATAATGAGGTTTATATGGAAACTCAAGTTAAAGAAAAAAACAAGGCTTTACCTGTTGCTTTAGGTACAACACTTATGCTCGCTGCTGGTTCTGTATTTGCAGAAGGTGAGGATTTGGCAACTGGTGCAACTACTGCAATCAGTGGTGGTTCTGGGACTCTTCAAACCGTAGGTATTGCGATTATTGGTGTAGTAGCAGGTGTTTGGGTAATCAAACGTGTAATTGCTCTAATTCGTTAATTTCTAAGCCCCATTACTTTTGTGATGGGGTTCTTTATTTATGAGGTGTGATAGGTGGAAGGATGGATTTATTTAGCCGTTATGTTTATTTGTTTCGCTGCATTACTATTACGTTAGTGTTTTCACTTTCCATAGTGCCTTCTTTTGCTTATGCAAATTCAGCATCATATTCAATGAGTCACTCACTACCACAAAAAATCAATAATTATTTTTTAAGAGCTTCATATACTTTTACTAATAAAATTACAGGTGTCTCAACTGTTATAGCTAAACAGCTTGCAAAACCACAAGTCGCTAAATTATTAACTTTTGTTATTTCAAGAAGATTTGCTGCATTCGCTGCATTAGGAACTATTGCTGCTGAAGCAGGCATGTCGACAATTGATGTAGATGGAAAAACTCTAATTGTTCAAAAACTTCCAGAAACAGATATTGTTAATGTTCTAACTACTGGAAATAATGAGTATGTACCAATATCAGGAAATGTATTAAGTTTAAATTACTGTGTATCAGCATTAGCTCAATTGAATCATCTATATCCGGCTATGCAATACATTCCTGCAAATTCTGTCAACTGGTGTGAATTAGTTAATATTTCTTCAACTTATAAAGAATTAAGTCTGACAGTTTCAACAGTGGAAGATCCTTTATCAACTACAAAAGTCATCGTTCAACCTACTCAGATTGATAAACAAGTAATTCCTCAACCAATTCCAAACTATGCAGTTGTTAGCCCTGAAGTATTGGGTGAAACTGTTTTTAATAAAGCTAAGCCTGCTGATTTATCTCCTTTATTTGACTATAACGAAGTCTATCAATCTCCAGCTGCAATCGAAGCTATAAATGAGTATAACAATACGAAAGGAGAGGCATTTCCAACATATCCCGATGTTACAACACCTTCATTAGATAAACCTGTTACAACTCCAAGTAATCCAAATTTAGAATTGCCTACATTTTGCAATTGGGCAACACCGATCTGCTCGTTTGTAGATTGGTTTAAAGATGACACTGTAGTTCCTGATACTGAAAAATACGACGTAAAAGAATTTGATTATTCAAAACTTCCTAGCAATCCAGATTTTTCATTTTCTCAAGCTTGTCCATCATCTTTATCAATTCCTCTTGATTTTGGAATTGTTTCATCATCGATTGAAATTAGTTATGAACCGCTCTGTCAGTTCTTTGCAAAGGCAAGACCATTCATTATTGCTGCTGCTTATCTGCATGGTGCTTTTATTATCAGTGGCTTTAGAAAGGAAACTTAGTAATGGCTGGTTTGTTAGTAAGGGTTCTAACTTGGTTTGCATCGGGTTTAATTTTTAGAGCCTTGTCAGCTTTAGGTGTAGGCATTTTTTCCATGTACTTCATTAACGATATCTTAAGTCAATTTATTGATTCAATGAATAGTGCTGTTTCAAGTCTACCAGCAGATGTTATTTCAATATTAGGAATTGCTGGATTTGATAAATATCTCTCGATTGTTTTAGGTGCTTTGGTCACTGTGACTTATTTACGTTCTATGCGCTTCATGCTTACTAGACAACTTTAAACTTTTTCATATCAATAAAGTAGACTCCATATATCAGTACATTGTGCGAGTCTAAAACTTTTTTTTCGAGCGTAGCAGGCTCCGCCCAGACGCCCGCGAGAAAAAAAATTTTAAGGAGCGACAATGCTAACGCTTATTAGTGCAACGCCAGGTTCTGGAAAAACACTTAAAGCTGTTGAATTAATTTATGAATGTTTGAATAGTGGTTATGTTGTTTATTCAAATATCTTAGGCTTAAAAGTACCTGGTGTTATTCAGATTTCTAGCCAAGAAGACTGGCGTGATCTAGATCATTTTAGACGTCAAAATATTGAAATGCTGAAAACGCCTATTGCTGTTTTTTATGATGAAGCACATGAACATGCAGCATTTGCTGAAAAAGACTTATTAAAGAATTATCAAATAGATCGATCTGATTATGATTTGGACATTGATATCATCAATTTAGATGATTCGTTGTCAGTAACTCAAAAAAAGCAAAGAATTGATGAGATTAATAGAAAATACAAAGCAGCACTTGATATTAAAAAAGAACAAATTAGAGAAATTGGTACTGCCTTATCAATGCACAGGCATTTTGGTTTTGATATTTTTTTGATAACACAAAGCCCCAAAAAGCTTGCAGCTCATATTCTTGCTGATGTGGGAACGCACTTACATTTACGACGAGTTTTTAAGATGAAAAGGGCAACGATCTATGAGTTTCCAGAAGCTCATGCAACGGTTTCAAAAGCTGTCAGGGATGATGCGATTAACAAGACAATTTGGAAATTTCCAAAACATTTATTTGGTACTTACACATCAACAGAGGTTGATACCCATAAACAAAAAATTCCTTTGAAATATATTATTATTCTTGTATTAGTTTTTATTGGTATTCCATCTTATGTTGCAAGATCGCTTTGGTATGATCCGTTATTTGGACATAAGGAAAAGCCAGTGATGGTTAAAAAATCGCAAGAAATTGAAGAAACAAAGCAACCCCAAACGACTAGTCAAGAAATGCATAAACCAGTTCTAAATAACAAAAATGATGATTTACAGCTTGAGAATCAACGTATAGCCATAATTGTTGAATCATCAACGGACTGTTATGCTAAAAACTCGTATGGTGATTTTATTGATATCTCAGTTGATGAGTGTAAGAAATTATCAAGTAAAAACAATAGAATGTCTTTTTCAAAGTTGAAGAAAGAACAATATTTACAGGATAATATATCGGTAAATAACAATGACACTGTTGGTTATACGCAACCTGTATATCCTTCAGAAACTACGTTATAGTTAATAAAATTTATATATGAGGTCAAACAAATGGTTAGTATTAAACTAAAATTGGGCAAACTTCACTATGCAACACAAATGAGGTTTCATAAATTTTTGTTTATTTCTTTATTTTTGTATTTATCATTAGCACTTGGCATTTGTACTTTCTTAGATATTATTTAACTTGGCGTTTGTACTTTTTTGGGTTCTTTATGAAAAAAATAATGGTTGCAACTTTAATTAGTTTCTTTGTATTCAGTCCAATTGCTTTAGCTGGCTCATTCAAAAAAGGCGGTGTCTGTTGGGCAGGTAATGATAAGAAGTTTAATTGTAGTTGTATCGAGGAAGAAGGTCTATCTATTGATCAAATCTATGCCAAAGGTTTCAAGATTGTAGCAGTGCATCCTGAAAGCACTCGAGCATCTACAACAATTTATATTGAACAACAATAAAACTGATACTTGGTACTTGTACTTTTAAAATATGTATAACCATACATCTTGTCCATAGCAAATTAAAGTTTATTATTTTCAATGATTTATATTGGTGTTATAAACGTACAAATTGTCTCACGTCCAATATGCATAAATTATTAGCTGATTAAACGCATAAAATTGTATAAAAACCATCAATCTATGATTGATTGGGTTTTAACAATTATAGTGGCTTAAGCAGCAAGCAAGGACTGAATACATTTGATTTCTTAACAGAAATAACAGACGCGCTAGGTTGAATATATGCGATATAAGCGCTCAATAGGTGCAATGCGTAAAGAGGATTGGCAGCAACTTATTGAAATATTAGATGAATATTTGATGTATGTTCAACAAGATAATAGTTCAACTAACGATAAAATTAATGATGTGAAGATGCTGGTTCATAAACTACAACAGCACATGGATGGACCAGCACAGCAAAGTTATAGCTTTAATCGTTGGTCATAATTTCGATTTCCCGCAACCTATAATATGCGGGAAACGATAGGCGATAAAACTTACAATTTTTGGGGAATTAACAATATGACACTTTTAGAAATCTTAGGAATTATATTTATTCTGATAGTAGCTATAGGCTATAGCTACTTTATGACTTGGCGAGCACTTCGTGAAGATAAAACCGAGGATTGATAGGAGGTCATAGCCACGCAGACTTGCGTAGGCTCCGACTGAAACGCAAGTCGAGTAGCGATCTGATTTCGGCATAACTTATATTATGTTACTTAGGATACTCAGCAACGTGAATTATGATCGTAGATATTCACGTTGCTGAGCTGTGGCAACAAACAGTGTTGTATGTAGGCCACAGTCTCAGATATTCTATTTAACATAATATACATTATACGAAGCGGTAAAAATAACTATGTGTAATGTATAGCTTTATTTCGGTTTTCCGAAGATTTCAGGATGTGCAATGTTACTTGCACCATCCTCGTCTAAAACATCAATCATTAAATTACCTTTGGCAACTCAACTTGTTTAACGACATACTTCATAGATTTTCCTGAAGTAACCATTTCAAATGTGATATCAGCTTCTAACGGAAATTTATGTTGCTTAAGCAACACTAGATTTGTTCGGTCTTGCCAGTTAAAAACCTCACATGCATTACCAACCGCATTACCTTGCGATTGATCAAGTGGAACCTCACAGTACAAAGCTACATGATCATAATGACGACCATCGTCAGTTTTAAAATCAACAGCCTTAGCGCCTAAGATTTTCACTTTGTTTTTAAATTGCATCATTGCTACATTCTCCGAGCAGTTATAAGCACATGATCTAACCGCTTTGGATAAGCGAATTGATCAGAGCAAGAAATAATATTGATTAACTCTTCAGGTTCAAAAACCTGTTTAAAAACATTGATATACTTACCATATTGGTGTTTAAGGTTCTTAATGGCAGTATCAAAGTTAATACGTGCAACCTTTTGAATTGTTTCAATTCTTGCAGGTTGAATATCTTCAGATAAAAATGCGAAACATGGATATGAAGCTATGAAATACTCACTTGGAGCCAACAACATATCGAACGGTAAAACACGGTCAATCGACTTAAACTCAACTTCAGCACGTTGCCAGTTATCATTCGGATCACCTTCAGCTCGACCTTTCTCATACAAGCGAAGCATCTTGCCCGATTCACGTGCACCGACCATTAATGTACGTCCTTTACCGTTTGGACGTTTCCAATTGCCTTTATGCTCGATATTCGGCATACGGTTACCACAGCTAAAACCGCCTAAACCATCTTGCATATTGCCCCAATCAACATTGATCTTTTTACCTTCAAAGTCGTCATGTGCAATATCAACACGAGTTAATTTAGCTCGTTTGGCCATAGTTACTAAGAAGTTATAAAGTCTTAATTCCCAACCACTTTTAGCAAAGTTGCAACCACGGCCGTTAATCATAATTAAGATGGTATTACGTTGACCGCCAATGCAGACAAAGCCGAAATCTTCACCTAGTACATAGCTTTCTTTATAGAAATTCAGACCACCATGACGGCATGCAGTCGTTGAGAATCCAAAGATATGATGTAACTGGTGGTCCAGTTCCTCTACAGCAGCCGTCCAACGGTGTGTATCGATAATGTATTCATCTTCATTCCAATACTTATCGCCTAGAGTCTCAATTCCGATTGTGAAATTTACCCAGTCAATCACGGCAATTTCATTGTCAGCAGGCAGACGGCATTGAACTGGTTTAACACCTGAAGATGTCATCACCATGTGAGCGTATGGAATTGTGTATAACGAATGCTCTTGATACGGGAGATCGGCGTCTTGCAGTTGCGTATCGGATGTCTTTACCCCCATCTTATTAATGGGGAAATTCAATCCCCCCGATAAAGCTGTGGGGTTTGGTTGTTTTTTATACTCATCCATTAGCAAATCCCCATTGAACGGAAATTATCGTTCTCAGCCTTGATCGAATCGCAATACTCAGCAACTTTGGCAGACTTATAGCCCCACTCGACCATAGTCATTTCAATGTGAAAAAGAACGAGCTCAGACTCGTAGGCTGGATTGCCCCCAATAATTAACTGAACAGCACGATCAAAAATGTTCTTGGCTACGATTTCAAAAGCTTGTTCTTTTCCCATTGCAACAGCATCACATGCAACTATTTGACAGAAATATAACAGAATTGCGCGTAACACTGCAACGTGTGACACAATAATATTGTTGCATTAAACATTGTTGGGACAATGAAATGAAAAAATCAGACTTATCAAAAACTTATAGAGTTCGTGGGGAATTCGTTGAATCAATCAAAGAGAAATCACTAGATTTCATCATTGAAACCAAGGAAAGAATTGAGGAAGCGGATATCATTAACGCATTGATTTACAAGCATTTAAACTCAATAACATCGAAAGATGTAACAAAATATATTGAGGAAGTAAAAAAAGCAGATTAGTAGTATTTGTTGATCCCGACTACTAAAAGCCCCCCTGCTCTAGCCTTCAGATCGCATAATGCCGACTATGTAAAATAACGCCGATTTGCGGTTGGAATGATTGCAAATCGGCTATGTTACATAATCTGGCACACATTATGCGAACTTTCAGACGCTAAAAAGTGCATTTAAATACAGAGAGGAAAGAAGCAAATAACATCCCTGTAATGAAGAAAAACATCGCAATAAAAATAAAAACCTTAATAGGAAAAAATTGCATTTTAAACTTAAGTACATGTGCATCATGTTTTGTCATATTCTACCAGTCCATTAGGTAAAGAATTATCCGCAAAGGTGGTGACTTGCTCTAAAATATCAAACGCTTTATTAATACTTTCTTTATCGGTCAAGTAACCACATTTCACTAAAACATCAATTGCACCAGACAACTCATTTAGATTTTTTAAACAATCCAAAGGCAATAAAGAAGTATCTATCACTTGGCTTGCTTTTTCTTCTAAATATTCAAAAACTTGTTTTGTCATATATCCCCCGTCAAAGTGTCTAGACTACGCCTTGA